GAAGGTGTCGAGGTCGGAGTGTTCGACATGAAAATTGGGGAGTACGTCTTCTGGAATGAGCATGGAACGCTCGACGGCAAGATTCCGCCGCGGCCTGTGTTCGGGCCGGTGGCAGACGGTCCTGGTAATACAAATAGTTATGGAGTCGGTGGTGTTAGATCAGATGCAGATGGAGATAATAGTGTAGTGCGATATCCTCACTACCATACAATAAGTGGAACACTTACAGCGGCAAACCATACACCTTATAGTAAATATGTAGTGCCTGCAGTATTATTAACCACGTTATATCATCCAATTGCATCAGGAAGCCCACAAATTGTTGGACTAACTGCTTGGTAACATTATGTCTTATAATGAAAATCTATTGAAACTAGCAGAAAATATTGGTATGAAGTTAGAAAATAGTATTAGAATTAAAATATTGTCTAATATACCACCACCAAATATCCCATCGACCATCAAATCAAAAGGATCTTCACATACCTTAATCGATACCGGAGAAATGCTAGAATCAGTATCGCATGAAGTCGATTTTTCTGATCCAGAATTACTGACAATTAAGGCAGGTATTTTCGAAGAAGGAATAGCAGAATATGCATGCTATAACGAGTATGGGACCAATAACATACCGACAAGATCGTTCATACGATCAACTTACGATGAACTGTTTGATTCAGAATTAATGCCAGAAATAGCTGATAAACTATTCGACATTACGAAGGAAAAGTTTAGAAAGTAAAGGAGAAGATATAATGAGAAAAGGTTCTCATATGTCAGAAGAATCTAAAAAGAAAATTTCTATTAGTATGATAGAAGTTCGTAAAACCATCAATCCAATGAAAGGTCGGACTGGCGAAAGACATCACAATTTTGGTAAGCCGATGTCTGAAGAACAGAAGAAGAAATTATCAGATGCTCATAAAGGAAAACCTAGCAACAGGAAAGGTACTCATCATACTGAAGAAACAAAACGAAAAATATCAGAATCTAAAAAAGGAACTGTTGCCTGGAATAAAGGATTAAAAACCGGATCTCATACCAAAGAACACAAACAAAATATATCTAATGGTGTTTTAGAGTGGTGGGAAAATGCTTCTGGCGAAATAATCTCAGAACGTAATCGAAAAATTGCAGAGTCCAAGCAAGGTCAACTAGGACATATTGGATATAGTGGACAATATTATATAAAATCAAATGGTCAAAAAATCTGGCTACGTTCTTTTTACGAAGTCCGTGTAGCAAAGATGTTGGATTATCTTCAGATAATATGGGAATATGAACCAAGATCATTTGATTTAGGCGGACACTACTATCATCCAGATTTTTATTTACCAGATTATAATATTTGGTGGGAAGTTAAGGGATATCTGGGTGATAAAGACCGCGAGAAATTAAATAAATTTTATAATAAATATTTAGATGAAAATTTAAAATTGGTATTCAATGATGATATAGAAATCTTGGAAAGATGTACAAAACTATCAGATATATCAATTATAAATTTCGGGAAAGATATGTGCGATTTTTTACTTTAAAATGATAAAATTCGCAAATAAAACAACTTAAAGTTAAAAAGGAGAAAACCTATCATGGTCGCTACAATGAACGTTAAGGAATATAATAATACCAAACCTGGTACTGGAACTGTAATCACTCAAGGAAGATATTGCACAATGGATTCTTACAATCCTGGTTTGTCTAATCCTTGCGTCGTACCAACTTCAGGTTATAATTACTCGTATTGGAAGAGTCATAATCTGGCATTTTCTGGGGACTTCACTCAGATTAGTAACATCCGATGGTATACGTCTGGCTCAGTTGCATCTAATTGGGCATTGGGGACAGCTGGAGGATTATTCGTCGGAGTCAAGTCTACTGGAGACAATGGCTGTCCTGTCGCATCATATGTCCAGGCAACTGGTACAATAGGAACAACCGGCAACTGGATGGACGACGTTACAAATGGTCATACCTACTATAAGTCAGGAAGTTCTAATCATGCAGTGCCAGCTAACGCAGACACTTATGTAAGCGGATCCACTCTACTCATAGATAGCACTGCTTATACATCGACAGGCGAGAGTAAAATGGTTGTAACCCAGGTCAAGATTGCTACAGATGCAACCCAAGGCGATAAGGCATCGGAAACTTTGGTTTTCCGTTATGACGAGATATAAATAAAGTAATTTAAATATAAATATTGGTAGCCGGCTTTTTACTTTTTTACTTTCATGCTAACCAAAAGATTTATATACTAGTTATTTTTACTAGTTATTATGTCAAAACCAAATAAATACTGTAAAAATAAAGAATGGCTATACGAACAATATATCGTACAAGGCAAATCTGCTAACAAAATCGCTAAAGAGATTGGATGCAGTCCTTCTTCAGTACAAGGTTGGTTACGTACTCATGAAATTCCAATCAGGGATTGTTCCTCAAGCAAGTTAAAACTATCATCACAATGTCTGAGTAACGAATCATGGTTACGTGATCAATATTTAGTTCAAATGAAATCTGCTACAAAAATTGCTAGTGAAATTAATTGCCAGCAAGAAACAGTTTCAAATTTTCTACATAAATATAATATTCCAATACGAACTCAGTCCGAAGAAATTGGAGGAGAACGACATCCACTCTATGGAAAACATCACAGCGAGAAATCCATAAGAAAAAATTCTGAGTCTCATATCGGAATTCCGTTATCAGAAGAACACAAGAAAAAAGTATCTATAGCAACTTCCGGACCAAATAATCCTCGGTACGGTGTTAAACTAAGTAAAGATCAAATAGAACGACAAAAATATACGATAGCTAAGTATTATGGAAACGTAGAAAATTATAATAAGCATAAAAAACTAGTCCTAAGAGGCGAAAAACATCCTGCCTGGAAAGGTGGTATATCATTTGAACCATATTGCCCGAAATTTAATAAGGATCTGAAAGAAAGAGTTCGAGCATATTTCGGTTTCTGTTGTATGATATGCGGTAAGACTGAAGAAGAAAACAAAAAGGCCTTATCAGTACATCATGTTGAATACGATAAAAAAGCATGTTGCGATGGTAAGCCAGTACAATTTTCAGCATTATGTCATCATTGTCATAGTAAAACAAATTTTGATAGAGAACGATGGGAATCTATGCTGCATAGAGTAATAATAGAAATATATAATGGTCGTTCCTATTATACGAAAGAGGAATACGAAAAATTAAAACAAAGGAGAACCAAGGATAATTATGAAAGATAAACAAGAAACAATATTTTCGTTGAAACCAGGCGACACCATAGTACAAATCATACCAGAATGGCTGCAGACCAATAGTACCGAAGTAATATTACCAGATTTATCTGCTGGCTATACTATACCACTCAGAAAGTTCCTTTTAGAAAAGTTTGGATCTGAATTCTGTGGTATAATGGAAGTCGAATCATTTTTTATTAATACTAAAATTAATAAAGACCTAATTGAAGAACTATATGAAAATAATACTCATTTTGATATTTATATACGACAAAAACATATTGATTGTTGTCCGAAAGTCCTAAAAATATTTAAGGATTGTACTTTATATCAGCAAGAGTTTGCAATACCGGAAGTACCCGAAACAATATTTAATCGATATTATTTTACGAACAGTAAGGAACCATGGGACATTCCAGAAAGCAAGTTAGATAATTTAATTCCAGTCAACCAATACATATATGATTATGCTGTAAGCAAGGCAATTAAAGATCTCAATAAAGATCTAAAGGAAACGGTAAATAATACAGTCAAAAAAATATTTGATGAAGCGAGATTATAAAAATGTCTGCCGTTATTGAATACCAATGGATTAAAATTTATCGGGACGAAAACAACATAGAAAAATTTATACCGCAATTCACTTCCGAAGGTAAACAACAGCATTGGACGGAAACTGAGAATGTCCCATTAACCAAGTTAGTCATTGCTCCTATAAGTCCTGAAGTAGCCACTGCAATGCAGGCTAACAAAATCCCAGGCGTTGCAGTACCATTACCTGTCTGGAATTTTAATATTTTACCATCGGACAAAATAAAAGCCTACTGGGACAACGAAATTCAGCTGACAAACCATTTTTACTGTAAGACATGTGGCACTCAATGGAAACATATGGATAGCAAGAAGTGGGCTCAGTGTCCAAATTGCGGTCAAACAGACGAATGGTCATGTAAACAATGCGGTCGTCATAACATAAATAAGGACTTAGTTAAAAAGAATGCTCGCGGCGAAACAAATTGTCCTTACTGCGAAATTCCGTATGGCCTTAATAGAACTCGATACTTGGAACGCATTCAGGACGTCATTGAAAATACTGATTATGCTATTGAAGTTGCAGGGAAATTTAAGATTATTATCCGAAAAGATGTAATAGACGTAGAATCTTTGCAGCCTGATTTGACCGTAGAACTTTAATTATATAATTTTTTGGGAGCGTGACTAATGTTAATCGGTGAAACAGCAATAGGAGAAATTCCTGGTATTGGAGATTCTTTTTCTGTCCTATCTAAAAGTTATGCAATGGACATGTGGACGATATTCGCTGGTTCTGAACCACTAGAAGATCCACCCGGTGCAATACGATACTATAATTATAGAAGTTACGATATATTACTAAAAAAATTGCTAACCACCAGTTATAATGGACTGCTAGCAATTGCCAGATCAGATCTAAGTAAAAATTACCAGATAAATACATCACTGTTAAAAACTTTAGCGAGTGCGGATTTCGACATAATACTTCGGCCATCACGGGATTCTTTAATTCCTTCCACGAGCGTCATAGATGCCATTGTAAAATCTTATGCCGAAATTCTTGATGCGGTATGGCGGCAAATGGAAACAATGACAAATGCTCTGAAATTAGATTATGCCTGGGACGAAGAACTTGATAATGCATGGGGCAAAATTTATGATCTTCCTAGAATATCAGATGAAGATGATACGTCTTACCGAGATAGACTGAAAACTCGTAC